GGCTGATGACCCGACAGACATATGTCGTCGTGGTGCTATCTCACTGCTGAGCACCAGTGGATACTACGACGATCCACGAGACAAGCGACGCACCTTGTCCAACATGGAGGAGAGCGCATACGCATACATCAATCGTTGGCGCTTCAATCATCCAGTGTGGGTGCGCAATCCACAGGATGCCATCAGTGATGCTGGCATTGAGATACCATTCGACATGGTGGTGGAACTCGGTGGTGTGGATGGTGGTATGGAACCGTTCCGCTACACTGGTCGCATCGATGGTGTGCACTGGGATGGACTTGGCCGCTTGACTGTGCATGACAACAAGACATCGAGCAGGCTCGGTGATGCATGGACCATGGCGCAGGAAGTCAGTCATCAGTATACTGGATATTGTATCGCTGCTTCAGTATTCACTCAACATGTGGTGTCTCGTTGCGACGTGCTGGGACTTGCAATACCGCTGCCAAAGGCGTATGATTATGGTGGTTTCGCTAGGGAGGGAATGGCCAGAGACTATTACCATCTACAGCGTTGGCTTACATGGGTAGCCCACAGCGTTGGAATGCTTCAGTCCTACAGCGGTGACCCATACTCAGCACCCAAGTATACCCACTCCTGCAATCGCTACTTCCGTCCCTGTCAGTTCATCCCGTTCTGCGTGTCCTCAGATGAGGATCAGCGTGACATGCTGAAGCAGATGGAGACTGAGGAGTGGAACCCACTGCACAAGAAGGAGGTGTTGGAAGGCGTTGGCTCAGAGTAGTGGCTCAGAATAGGGAGAGCGGAGATGGATGAGGTAGAGTTCAATGAAGCGTACAAGTTAGCAAGTTCCATCATGGAGGGCATGCAGGGCAGTAGTGTGAAGAGTGTGCTTGAGCACATCTTGGACATGCTTGTTGGTCTAGAGGAACGCATCAGTGAGATGCAGAATGGTGAAGAGGAAGATGAAGAGTAATGGCACTTGGTCCACCTAACCAACCACCACGTCCACAGTTCACACCCATCAGTGCTGAAGGCGCACGTATGTCTGTGCTGCTGTGGGGTGGCAGTGGTTGTGGCAAGACGACACTGTGTGCCACTGCACCAATGGAATGTGTGTGGATACAGTTCGATCCCAATGGAGTGAACAGTCTCACCAACTATCCACACCTCGAGAAGATTCACAAGATCGATCTCGTGCCGCACACACCGAACACACTCTACTTCGAGTTCCAGAACGATGACCCATTCAGCATCAAGGCTAAGATCAAGCAGCATCCTGCAATCAGGACCATGATTGTAGACAGTGCAACCATGATGGCTGAGAAGGTACTTGAGGTTGCAGTCACACGTGCAGGTGGAACGTCAACGTTCGATGTCCCAGGCATCAATGGATGGGCTGTGCGCAATCAGATGATGAGGCGCATGGTCAGCAAGCTGATGCAGATTGCGGCTGCACACGACCTGCACTTCATCCTGACTACGCATGAACACGAGACGCTGAAGGAAGGTGGCGGCATACAGAGTGTCACACTGTCACTGAGCCAGAACCTTGCCAATGAAGTGTCACTGCGCTTCAGTGAGGTGTGGCACATGGAGGACGTGGATGGCGTGCGGATGATCTACACACGTCCGTATGTCAACTACAAGCCGATGAAGACACGCATGTTCTTGGCACCTGACAATGTAGTAGGTGGCAAGTTCCGCATCACTTACGATGCCGATGCATGGACCGGTGATGGTATCGCTGAGTGGTGGCAACGTTGGATGGACAACAAGGGCAAGAAGATACCATTGCCGAAAGGAGGTGTGCAGAAATAGGGCCACCTGCATCTTGTGCAAGTGGCCCCAAGGAGTACTACATGCAAGACTAACCATGTCCGCTGACGGACGTGGGGGATATAGTCACACACGTAAGGAGTTCAATACCCATGAGTGGGTCAACTCAGCAGACCATCATCACCTTCTCCAAGGACATCACCGACGCTCCACCCCCACCACTGTTGCCACCACGCACATATCGTGCCGAAGTGATCAGTGCTGCGGTGCGTCCAAGCCAAGGCAACCCAGAGCATTGGTTCTGGAACGTTGGGTTGCGCGTGCCATCGTCTGAGTATCCCGCTGACTTCGAAGGCGACCCAGAGGGTACCACGGTCTACTTCAACCGTGCACGCGCTGACGACAGCATCACTGGTGCGTATCAGACGCGCAAGCTGATGGAGATGATCGGTGGTCCCCTTGGCAAGCAGATCGACTGCAATGCATTGCTCGGTCTGTGGGCCAATATCGAAGTGTCTCACAACACGTTCCAGGGCGAGACACGCGCACAAGTGGCTCGCGTCCTGTCTCCATAAGTAGTAAGAATGTAGAGCGCGTGTGGTTGCTTCGTGTGGCCACATGTGCTACTCATCCGTAGTGAGGTAGTGCTATGGCAAGACGACCACCTGAACTAGTGGAGAAGCGAATGAGTGGAACACCACCCGTCGAGGCGGGCAATGGAGCACCTGTCAAGAGGAAGCGCAGCCGCAGTCCAAGCGTGCCACGTCCAGCATTCATCATCGTGCAGTTGATGGGTGAGGATGGTGCACCAATGGAATTCGACAAGCGCCGAGTGAAGGTTGTGTCTGTCGAACGACAGGCAGAGAAGGTGCTGGAGGCCGTAGAGAGCGGCACACATGCACATGCGTTCTATCTGCGCGTTGTGGTGCCTCCAGGTGCACAGCGCACTAAGGCTGCGCCGGCAGCGGAGTGATCCCAACTCACAACCATTGCTGAGCGTAGAGAGAAAGGCGGCATTGCATCCTGTGTCGCCTTTCTCTTTCTACTCCACATCTCATACAAGGAGATGCTGCATTGTCTGTAGATCCCAATGAAGTGTTCCGCTTGCCACATGCTGTGACGTGGGACGACGTGCAACTGCAAGCCATCGATGCATGCTGTGACATGTCACGACGCATCGTAGCAGTGACTGGCAAGGCAGGGACTGGCAAGACATTGATGATGCGTGAGGTTGCCAAGCGTCTGGCTGATGCAGGCTACGATGTGCAATCGTGCGGACCGACTGGCAAGTCAGCTAAACGCATCTATGAAGCCACTGGTCTCAATGCAATGACCAACCACAGACTGCTTGGCTACGGCATGCCACTCGAACTTGAGGAGGAGGATGAGAAGACAGGCAAGCGTAAGGTTGTGAAGATCAGCACAGGACCACGCTTCGGTCCTAGTAGGCCACTGCCGTATGACACACTGCTGTGTGATGAGTATGCAATGGTCAACCAAGAGATCAATCGCAACCTGATCGATGCGCTCAAGGCTGGTGCACGCATCTGCATGTTTGGTGACGTGAACCAGCTGAAGCCGATAGAACAGGACAAGCGTCTCGATGAGCAACCATCGGCATTCCAGAATGCACTACAGAAGTTTGGTGGGATCACCCTCGACACGATCCATCGACACGATGCAGGCTCTGGAATTGCTCGCAATGGTGCGCTTATTCTGCAAGGAAGGATGCCACGTCAGTCTGATGACTTCACGCTCAGGCAGACAGATAACCCTCTCACTGACTTGCAGCAATTCATCCAACTGTGTGGCAATGAAGGACATTCATACGCTGATACAGATCACCAAATCATCACATGCATGAACAAGTCATGGGTTGGTACACAGAAGCTGAACGTCATCATTCAGTCCATGTTCTGGGATCGTGCTGCACCACACATTGAGTTGCCACGTCACAGGCAGACTGGCCAAGAGCAGCCGCCACCCATCCGTGTGCAGGTTGGCACCAAGGTAGTCTACACTGCCAACACGTATGACATGGACGGCAGTGGCACGGCATACGCATTCAATGGTGAGATTGGCATAGTCGCTGAGATAGACTATACTGAGGGCACAGTCGAGATCGACTTCGGTGATCGCACCGTTGTAGTGCCACCGATCCTTCTCGCTGTGAGAGAGAACGGCAGAGTGATCGAAGGTGATCCAAGACGTAACATCGACTTGGCCTATGCACTGACGACACACAAGATGCAGGGGAGTGAGGTGCGACATGTGTGCTACGTAATCAACAGAGCTACCATGTGGGGGCAGTCGAAGAGGAACTTCTACACTGCCGTCACACGCGCACGCGAGAAGTGCACAGTGTTTGCTGATGCATGGTCACTCGCTAAGTCAACAAAATATGCAGGATAGTAACCATGGCGTTCGTGCGGATAGAGAAATCCAACGTTGGTCAGTGGGCCAACAGAGGACCAGAGATCAGGCTCGGTCTCAACATGCAGTCAGACAAAGTTGCGCGCTCTGTCTACATTGCAATGACACCAGCAACCGTAGCGGAGGTTGGCTGGGCGGTGAAGCAAACAGACAGCGGACGAACATACGTACGTATCGAAGTGCATGAAGGCACGTATGAGGACCAAGGCTTCCTCATGATCGTGCAATCAGAGATGGGCTACGTGCTTGGAACCAACAAAGGAAATATCACTACCGGGCATGAAGGCTCGTCTCTGACTTGCCACATCTCGATGAGCAAGTTCAAACACTACGTTCCCAATGAGTTGATTGACGTCCCACCTGTGCCTGTAGAGTATACGGTGTCAGACGGTGGTCTGCTCGTGCAGTGTCCTGAGTGGCTGCGCTACAATCCGTTGTCACTACCACCACCTCCAGTCAAGGAGGCAGCTTCTCCACACCCACACCCTACGATACCAACAAGAGTGCTCGCACGCGCCGTCGTAGACGAGAAGTTCAAAGGCAGCAACAGTGAGTTACCACCACTCAATCGCGTGCAGCGACGCAGGTTGGCTACGACATTGGCCAAGACAGTAGGAGAGTAGCCAAATGATGACTGCTCCATGGAAGTCAATCAATGAGGCCAACCATGAGTTACGAGCACTTGTTGCTGCTAGTGGTCTTAGCTTTGATTGTGGCTGTGGCGGTCGCATTGATAGCAGCATCGCTGTCATTGCTGAAGCTCCCGGTGAGAGGGAACTCCAACAGGGGTTCCCACTCATTGGTGGGTCAGGGAAATTCCTCTGGGACATACTGCGCAAGAACAAGCTCACACGCAACGACGTATACATCACCAACGTTGTCAAGCGTAAGCTCGTCTCGGCGGCTGAGGGACATGAACTCACTGATCGACAGAATAAGATCGCGCTCTCCAAGCAAGAGCGAGTGCAATGGCGTCATATACTTTGGGAAGAACTGTCGAGACTGCCCAACTTGCAATACGTTGTGGCGCTGGGAGGCTATGCACTCGAAGCCCTCATCGGATACGACAGCATCACTAAGGCAAGAGGAAGCGTCTTTCCGATCGACGTATCTGGTCATCGCGTGCAGGTGCTGGCAACCTTCAACCCCGCCCACGTGATGCGTGAGCCACGTATGGAAGTCGTGTTCCGCATGGACTTAGGCAAGTTAGAGAGATTGCGTGATGGTTCATTCAATGTCCCAAGTATCAATGCTACCATCAACCCAACGTATCAGGATGCGCTTGATACGATCGAGCGGCTGCACACGTGTAGCGATCCCATTGCATATGACATTGAGACAATGGCTGGTGAGACAGCATGTGTTGGCTTTGCAGCATCAAATACGCATGGGATATGTATCAACTTTCGTTCGCAAGGACGGAATACATACTCGCTTCGGCAGGAGCGTGATATCAGGTTGGCGCTTCAGACGCTATTTGCAAATGAAGCAATCCGCTTTGTCACGCAGAATGGTCACTATGATGCCTCGTGGCTCTGGTTCAAGGATCGTATACGTGTTCACAGGCACCACTTCGATACAATGCTGGCACACCATTACCTATACCCCTCGCTTCCACATGATCTGGCTTTTATCACGGCGCAGTATACTGACCACCCCTTCTACAAGGATGAAGGCAAGCTCTGGAAGGAAGAAGGCGACATCGATGCGTTCTGGGAATACAACGTCAAGGACTGTTGCATAACACGCATGGCCTATGAGAGACTGGATGCTGAACTTGCTGACGCTGGTATGCGCGATCAGTTCTACAACCATGTCATGCGTCTGCAACCAGAACTCGTGGAGATGACGTGCAATGGAGTGAGCGTTGATGAGCGATTGCAATCTAGATTCGCAGACGAACTCGGACGACAACTTGCAGAAGCAAGAGAACTATGTCAGGTCAAGGCTCGTGCGTGCCTTGGACTACCAGACTACGAGTTTAATCCCAACAGTCCTGTCCAGCTTGGCGATCTCCTTTTCAGCAAACTACAACTTGTCGGACGAGGAAAGAGCACTGATGCAGAGAATAGAGAACGAGTGCGTAGGCATCCACGCACTCCGCCAGCGGCTCGTGAGCTTGTCAACGCAATTGACAGCTATAAGGAACAGCATAAGTTCGTCACAACTTACATCGCTGCAACGCCAGATAGCGACAGAAGGTGGCGTGCGGCCTGGAAACAGACCGGTGTCGCCTCCGCACCAGGACGGTTGAGCAGTAGCCAGACAGCGTGGTCCACTGGCCT